AAGGACAGTTTTCTGACAAGCCCAACCATTTCTGGTTGGTCTGTTTCATCGAGAGGAAGTGGAAATTCTGGGTCTTGTACGAATCGTCGTTTGGCGTGGTGGTCGGCTTGTCCGTCACGATGTGTGTCGTAGTGGCCGCCTTCGAAGTATTGGGTGACTTGTACTTGTTCGGGGTAGGAGATGTCGAGCCACCATCCTGCGTTTCTGTTGGCTTCATATATCAGTGACGTGGCGATTTGGAGGGTGCGGGGATCGTTACACCATGCGACTTCTGACAAACGTTTTTCGGCGTCTTCTCCCATGTGTATTCCTGGCAGGGTGGATTGGAGGTGCTGGTGGGCCACCTCTCGCAAGTAGTTGAGTTCGTGGGTTGTTAATGCTTGCGGGTAATGCCAGTAAGGATTTTTATACATGAGTCGCCTTGCCGAATTGAAGCAGGAAGTTGAATGGCGTCGCTGTGTTGCTGATGAAGCATATTTTTTGCGGAATTATTGGCACATTCAGCATCCTGCTCATGGAAAAATTCTTTTCGATTTAAGGGAAGCGCAGTCCCATGCGTTGAATGAGTGGCGGTTGCATCGTTATTCGTTGACGTTGAAGGCTCGTCAGATTGGGTGGACGACGTTGGTGGCTGCGCACCAGTTTTGGTTGGCGTTTTTTACGCCTGACCAAAACATTATTGATCTTTCTCGTACTGAGAGGGAAGCCGTCTTGCTTTTGAAGAAGACGAAATATGGGTTCCAGCATCTTCCGCGGTGGATGACGGAAAGAGGCCCGAAATCACTTGCGGATCATCAACAAAGGATGCAATTTGACAATGGTTCAACGATTACTTCAATGCCTAGCGCCGCCGATCCAGCCCGAGGTGAGTCAGCCACGCTTGTGGTTGTGGATGAATGGGCATTTTTGCCCAACGCTGAAGAGGCTTGGGCGTCGATAGAACCTGTCGCTGACGTTGGAGGGCGGATCATTGGGTTGAGTACAGCTCGCGGTTCGGGAAATTTCTTTCACGAACTGTGGGTTGGTGCGAGTACAGGTGCGAACAAGTTTTCGCCCATGTTTTTTCCTTGGTCTGCGGGGGACCAGGATCGTGGTGACGCATGGTACGAAGAGAAGAAACGGTCGATGCAGCCGTGGCAGCTTGCTCAGGAGTATCCGACGACTCCAGAAGAAGCGTTCATTAAGTCTGGGCAAGCTGTTTTTGATCTTGATGTACTCGAAGAACTGGAGCAGGAATGCCGTCGAGGAGTCGAGGGTTACCTCGACCGTCGAGGCAACGCCATCGAATTTAAGAAGGCTTCCTGATGTATACGCAATGGACTGCACCTGAACTGGATCATGCATATGTGATGGGAGTTGACACTGCGGAGGGGCTTGCGCATGGTGACTATTCGGTTATTCAGGTGCTTGATGTTAATACTGGGGAACAAGTGGCTATTTGGCATGGTCACATTGCTCCTGATTTGCTTGCTGAAGAGGTGTATTCGGTGGGGTTGTGGTTCAACTCAGCATTGTGCTGCGTTGAATCCAACAACCACGGATTGACAACGATCACTGAGCTTCGCCATTTGGGGTATCCGCGTTTGTATCGGCGCAGGTCGTTGAACTCTGTGTCGAACAGGATGTCTCAGGAATACGGCTGGAAGACCACCCGCACTTCCAAACCACTTTTAATCGATGACCTCTCTAGTGCGTTGCGCAACGACGAGCTAGTTATCAGAGATAAGAACACGATTGCGGAGTTGCGCACGTTTGTGCGTAACGAACGGGGCTCTATGAACGGTTCACCGTTCGATGATCGTGTTATTGCTTTGGCTTTAGCTAATCAGATGCGCAAGTTTGCTTATTCGCCCGAGTATGCGCCAGATAACAAACCTCAGTATTGGACGTTGGATTGGTTTGCGGAGATGGTGCAGAAACCGACAGTTGGGGATGGGTTCACTATTGGTCAACACACGGTGCGTGGGACACCCTGAAACCACTCATTGAACCTCTGTTTTCAGGAGATCTAATGGCACGAAATGTCGCACACACATCAGCAAAGCGCTCGGTGGATGGTGCTAACCAAGGTAAGAACAATGTTATGGAACGTGGTGGCAGCGTTAGCGCTAATCCAGTTTGGAGCCCAGGCGGAGCACAAAGTCCTACACAGCGTATGGATGCAGGCAAATATGCGAATCAGACAGGTGGCTATGGGGAAACCTCGCCACGGATGACTCCAAAGAACCAACACGGTACAACTGGTGAAGTTGAGCATGTCGCCAAGCAACCGAATCTCGGTGGCTCCGACGCATAGTTATGGCCGTCCTACCAGATGGGGCGACTTTTGAAGAGTTCACCGAGTACGTCGTTGAACGGCGTGGTCAGGTTCCTCTTCTTGAACTCCAAGAACTATATGAACGGCGTATTCGACTGAAGTCGATCAGCGTCAACCAAGGCAATGGAATCGATTCAACTTTGCCTCCTGATGAACGGGGGCTTACGAAGCGTGAACGCGAGGCAAAGGTTTTTGCTGAAGCTAAATCGCAGGGTCGAAACATAGAGAAACTTCCTGAGAAAGCGACGTTCTGATGGCGAGAGTGAGTAAGGCCGACAAGCTGAAAACATATAAGCAGCGGCTTGCTCGCACTCGTCGCTGGCGTTCCGATCAAGGCTACGACGACACTTGGCGTCGAATGATTGATCTTTACAGAGGGAAGCATTGGCCCAAAGGTTCAATGAACAATCAAGATTTGATTGTTGTGAACATGGCGTTCTCGCTTATCAATGTGGTTGCCCCATCAGTTTCAGTGAATCATCCAAAAGTTTTGGTTCGTGCGAACAGCCCAGAAAACGAAGATCGTGCCGCTTTCGTTGAGGCTGTTACCAACCATTTGTGGCGTCACCATGATTTCCGTACACCGTTTCGGCGTGCGGTTAAAGACTTCCTGATTATTGGTCATGGCTGGTTAAAAGTTGGTTGGGCGTTCAAAGAGGTCGAAGTTTCGTTGAGTGAAACTGAACGCCTCGAAATGGCTGAACGTCAGATGATGGAAGCAGACATGTTTGCTGCTGAAGCACCAGAACTTGCTGCTGATCTGCCATCTGATGAAGATATTGCAGCGATGATTCCTACGACTGACATGGCTGTCGTCGAGGACCAGCCGTTCGTAGAACGGATTTCTCCGTTCGACATTTTTGTTGACCCTGAAGCTACCTGTATGGATGACGCTAGCTGGATGGCTCAACGCATTATTCGTCCGTTGTCTGATGTTCAAGACGACAAGCGTTATAAGCCTTCAACTCGTAAAACGGTTGCTCCTGATTCTGGAACTAACAGCGTTTACTCGGATGCTCCTCCTCAGAGAGAAGAAGCTAACGACTACACGATGACTGAAGAGCTTTGCACTGTTTGGGAGTACTACGACATTAAGAACAACACGTTGTGTGTGTTTGCGCAGAACAGTGACGGATATTTGGTAGATCCAATGCCAATGCCGTACGCATCTGGTGTGCCGTTCGTGATGCTCCGCAACTATGACGTGCCTGACCAGTTCATGCCGATGGGTGATTTGGAGTCCATTGAGTCGATGCAATTAGAGCTTGATAAGACTCGTACCCAGTTGATGAACGACAGGAAACGTTACGCACGTAAATACCTGTATTTCGAACGGTCGTTTGATGGTGCGGGACGTGAAGCTCTTGAATCTGAAGATGATGGACGCATGGTTCCTGTGGTCGATGAGAACAGGCCGTTGCAGGACGTGGTTCAACCTATGCCGCAGGTTCCTGTTAGTCCTGAGATCTATTCGTACTCGAACATTATTTCGTCTGACATTAATCAGGTGTCAGGTGTCAGCGAGTACGCACAAGGCGGTCTTCCTGAGACTCGACGCACAGCAACTGAAGCGAGCATTATTGCGGATGCGCAAAATGCGCGAGCTGCGGACAAACTGGCGATTGTTGAGATCGCTATTAGTCATGTAGCTCGTCGAGTTGTTCAGTTGTTGCAGCAGTTTATGACTGGTGAGCAGATGGCTCGGATGACTAAAGCTGATGGTGCTGATCTTTGGATTCCGTATTCTCGTGAGGACATTACTGGCGAGTACGACTTCACTGTTGAGGCTGGGTCTACTCAGCCGATGAACGACACTGTTCGTAAGCAGCAGGCAATCAGTTTGTTGAACGCTGTTGCTCCGCTGGTGGGTCAAGTTATTGACCCTCAGCAGCTTGCTCGTCATGTTCTTCAAAGCGGGTTCGGTATTCCTGATCCCGAGAAATTTCTTATGGCTCCGCCGCAAGCTCCCGACAGTCCTGAGAATGCGGGCATGGCAGGTGTGCCACCCGAAGCGGCTGAAGGTTTGATGCCTGCGGCGGGGCAACCAAACGCTCCGATGGGTGGCGTTCCCCCTGAAATGGTGGAACAGCTACAAAATCAGATGGGTATGACTCTGCCGTCTTCTTAAAGTGGGACACCCTACGGGCCTCTAGTTGAGCAACCTTTTGGACTCAAATGGAGGGCCATATGGCCGAAGAAGAAGTCGCGGTGGAACCCAGTGAGATGGATACTCCTGAAGCGGCTGTAACAGAGGAAGTTTCAGAGGAACCTGGAGAGCTTTATACCATCAAGATTGATGGTGAGGAGCAGCAGGTCAGTCTCGAAGAACTTCAGGCGGGTTACCAACGTCAAGGCGATTACACGCGGAAGACGCAGGAACTTGCTGACGAACGCAGGCGTTTAGCGCAAGCTGAATCCATCGTTGCCGCTTTGGAGAATGATCCTGAGGCGACTATCGGTGCTTTGGCTCGCACGTTTGATGTGGATACGGGCAACCGTGGCGTTTCATCTATTGACGATAGTTACGAAATGGATGAGGACTTGGACCCGAATGCACGCAAGATCGCTGAACTTGAAGCTCGTTTAGAGCAGCAGGATCGGTTTCAACGCCAGCAACAAATTGAGAAAACGGTTTCTGATTTACAGGACAAGTACGGAGACTTTGATTCAACCGAACTGCTTCAACATGCCGTTAAGAACGGTATAGACAACCTTGAAGCTGCTTTGACTCATATGCGTTACAGCGCTGTTGAGCAGGAGCGGGCGAAACTCAAATCTGAGTTGGATGTTTATGAGAAGAAGCGGGAAGCCTCAACTATTGAGGCGGGTGGATCGAAGCAACCTTCTGCTGTTCCTGATGTGAAGGAAGCTCCTTCGTCTATTCGGGAAGCGTTTGCTCAGGCTCTTAAACAGCACGCTGAATAAGCACTAACAACAGGAGAAACAGCTAAATGGCTGGTAACACCAATTTTGATGAGATTCTGTCTACGACTCTCAACAACTATGTGCCGAAGCTGACTGATAACGTCTTTTCCGCTCGACCACTTTTCTATGCGTTGACTAACGGTCAAACTATGAGAACAGTGTCTGGTGGCGCGAAGATTGTTGTTCCAGTTATCTACGGCAAGAATGACACCGCAGGTTCATACGCAGGGGCTGAATCAATTCCCGTCACAGGGCAAGAGGGCATCTCTGCTGCTGAATATGACTGGAAACAGTATGCAGCAACAGTGACTATCACTGGCATTGAAGAAGCGAAGAACAACGGTGAGGCTCAAATAATTGACCTGCTGGAAGGCAAGATTTTCCAGACACAGGAAACAATTATCGAGAACCTCAACACCATGTTGTATGCCGATGGCGCTGGCAACAGCGGCAAAGACATGCTTGGCCTCAAAAAGATTGTTGATGGCTCGGCTCTGACTGCTAACGCAATGGCTGGCATTGACCCTTCAGTAACAGGTAACGACTTCTGGAAAGCACAGGAAGCCACTGGAACTGGTGTCGCTAACTTAACGGTTGCGGCTATGGCAACGATGTACAACGACTGCTCGAATGGTAACGATCAGCCGACAATCATCATTGGATCACAGCAAGCCTATGAGAAGTATGAAAGCCTTCTGACATCAAACATTCGGTACACCGATACCGATATGGCTGATGCAGGTTTCCAGAACCTCATGTTCAAAGGCGCACCAATTACCTTTGATGCAGCGATATCAACGGGTGCAACAGGATATGACGCTGGCGATCAGCCTCTGTACTTCCTGAACACCAAGTACCTGCAACTTGTCCGTCACTCGGACACTTGGTTCAAAGCAACTCCGTTTGTGCGACCCAACAACATAGATGCGGTATATAGCCAAATACTTTGCTACGGCGCAATGACTTGCTCAAACCGAGCACGTCAGGGCGTAATCACTGACCTCTAGGTCATAGCTAGCTGACAAGGTGGGGGGCTTCGGCCCCCCACAAAGTCACCTTTTGAGGATTTATGCGAAACGTCGGTAGAACAAATCGAACCCACCAGTTGAGTTACTCAAAGAACGCTCGGCTTTACGGTGACCCAGGAGAAGGAAGCAGAGAAGTCGCTTCGAGGCTTGATCGCCCTACGGGAAATCGCAACGTTGTAGCAGTGGAGCCGATGGCTTCGATTGTCGAGATCGCAGGTTGTTTAGCGACAACCAAAGCGGGCGATCCATGTAAGGCCCGTCCCGCTGAAGGAGAAACCTTCTGTACTTTCCACAAGGAGTAGCTAGTGGATATTGCAACGATGAGGACCTATATCCAGTCGGTTGTAGAAATTGACTCCTCGGATATAAGTGACGACACCCTGAACAGATTTATTGGTGAAGCGTACGATCAGGTTGTTTACGGGGAAGCTCGTTGGCCTTGGTACGAAGTAAGCGGAACTTTCACTACCGTTTCGGGAACATCTGATTATTCGAAAGCCACGGTAGGTGGAGCAATCACTGGCGGTTTGCGAACCATCGCTGCTCTACGCACTGACGATGATGTACTCGCCTTTATCGGTATTGACGAAGGCGACGAGCAGTATTCGTTGAGTTCGGCAAGTACAGGTGATCCCTGTTATTGGAGTTTCTGGGGAGACAACGTTCGGTTATATCCCACTCCGTCGTCAGCTTTGACGATCAACGTTCGTGGGTTTAAGAACCCGACCGCTTTCGGGGCGGGTTCCCTCGACGCAACGGAGCCTTCTGATTTTCCTGAGCCGTTCCACATTCTGTTTGCCACTTACGGAATTGCGAGGGCATATGAACAGCAAGAAGACCCTGGCATGGCGGCTCAGTATCTCGCCATTTTCAATAATGAGCTTGATAATTTGCGGGCTCGATATTTGGCGACACCAGCGGCGCAGCCAATCACGTTAAACAAAAACAAGGTGCGGTCGTTTGCTCCTAATCGTCTTCGCTACGCATGGGAGTAGCTGATGGCGAAGTCTGATTTCAAGCTGGAAATGCTTCAAGACTTCAGTGGTGGTCTGAACTTGCGTTCGGATCAGTTCAATTTGGCTCCAACTGAAAGCCCTGCAATGTTGAATGTTGATGTTGACCCTCGGGGCGGCATCAAGATGCGTAATGGTGTGACGGCTCGCAATAGCACTGCGTTGCAGTCTGATGTGACTGGGCTTTCCCAGTTCACACCTGACGGTGGGGTTTCGAAAATTATTTGTTCGTACGGCACAACTGTGGCGCAGTCAGCGACTGGTGATTTCACAACGATAAACGGTGTTTCTGTTGGTAACGGCGACCGTTTGTATGGGCAAACAACTAACAACAAGTTTTATGGGGTGTCGGGCACAGCGCCGTCGTTTGTTTATGACGGTTCGACTGCTTCGAACCTTGCAGCGAACTTGAATGGTTCAGCAGGTAACTATCCAGTAGCGAAATACACCTGTCATTGGAATAACTTCGCTTGGACTGGATCGTCCACTGAGGGCGGCACTGAATTTAAGAATCGGGTTCGCTGGTCGAAACTTAATGATCCTGAGTCGTGGGTCGAATACGACTATGTGGATGTCAACGTGGGGGAACGAGGCGACGAAGTGTCGGCGCTTGTTCCGTTTGCTGACAGGTTGCTGATCTTTAAGACAAACAGCATTCACGCTATTTATGGTTCGGGCACTGATTCGTTTCAGCTTGTTCCTTTAACGCAAGACGTTGGTTCTGTCAGCATGTCTTCTCCAGTGTCAACGCCTTATGGCGTTTACTTCTGGTACGACAGGCAAGGTGTGTGGCTGTTCGACGGCCAACAATTTGTGTGGGTGTTCGAGAAACTGCAACCAGCTATTGATGACGGCAGATTGCAATTCAATCGTCCGCCACAGCTCGCGTGGTTTAAGAACAGGCTGTATGTCTCTGTTGATTGGTCCGATAACTCGTCATCTAACACTGCTCGTCGTGTCTTGATCTTCGATCCGACCCTCGGAATGGGCGGGGCGTGGACGATGACGGATATTGATGCGGACACGATGTTGACGTATGCGCCTCCGAATGCGCAGCAAAATTTGATGGCTGCCTGTCAAGAAAACACTGGGCGGGTAGTGGTTTTAGAGCAAAGTCGGGAGAACGACTTCTATGGCGGGTCCTCAACTACTCATATCGACAGTTCGTACACAACGTCGTGGCTGGTGGGGAAGAACCCTATTGTTAGGAAGCGTTGGGGTAAACCTCGCGTTGTTACTAGCTCTGATTCGTCGGTTGCGCTGAACGCAGACTTGTACGTCGATTACGACGGGGGTACTACAAAGAAATCGATGACGTTTGGTGTGCAAACGGGACCGTTGACGCACGCTACTTGGGATAACCCGAATACTCCTTGGAGTCCTGATCCTGAGGATGGTCCCCCTACATCGTTTTGGGCTGGTGATCCCAACACAAACATCACACAAATTGAGCGTTTACCCACGCTTGGGACAGCTAAGGCCATACAGATGAAGATAACTGGTCCTACAAACACCGATGAGGCTTGGGAAGTAAACGCAATGGCATTCACATATCTGCATAGGAGATTGCGGTAATGGTCGCTTATACCATCCCCAACGAAGCCGAAGCAGGTGACGCAATTTTGGCTTCGGAATACAACTGGAATTGGATGTACTTAAAGCAGTGGCTTGAAGGCGTCGTTGGGCAAACAAACACTTACCCAGGAGTAATCCAAAAATCGGGTGGGGCTATCACAGGCAACCTGACTGTTTCAGGGCATGTTTCGACTGGCACGTTGACAGCTACGGGCACGTCGAGCTTTGGAACGGTTACTAATAACGCTGGGGCGATGTACTTGAACTCTTCTCAGCATGACGTTGTTGGTTTGAGCACTGGACAAAACATCAACGGTGAAACTGCTGGCAACTGGTTACTCGAACATCAGTATCGTGCTGGGTTTACAGCTACTGGGCCAGGAAACAACACTCACGAGTTGTCATATCCAAATGATGTTGCTTCTGGTGCTTTCGCAGGAAACTACGACACTGAGAAACACCGTTACTCGGTGTATTCGAATCGTGCTGGCGAAGGATACGCTGGATCGCCTGAAGCCCGACCCGAATCCGAATACCGTCTTGTCATTAACGGTTCGATGGCGATTCGTGGCGACATTATTGGTTATTCCAACAAAAACGAGAGCGTGCCTGGAACGTCAAGTGATTATGGGCTTGGGTTAGGTACCCGTATCGATTGCCAGTGGCTGAATGTTGGGGCGAACGTAGATATCGGTGGGGAGCTTCGAGTACAAACTCGATTTGATTATGCCCGTATCTACATGGGTAATGATTACTCTGGTTCGGATCACGATTATTTAGAGTGGAAAGACAATCTTCCAGTAACCAACCTTCCTGGTTTCCAATTTGTTCACAACAACAACGCTCATTTAACAATTTCTGAATCAGGTCCTGTAGGCAGCACAGTTCTTGACTTACGGGCTCAAAATGGTTGGCCTACGCTTGCTTCAACTACCACTGCTGGTATCACCACGACTGGTTCTCACCAGTTGGGAATTGTTTCTTCTTCGGAAAGATACAAAGAAGATATAGCTGATGTTGATTTGGAGACTGCCAAAACAAAGATTGCGGCACTGACCCCACGAACATTCAAGTGGGATGCTGAGGTTTCCACAGCTTCAGGGATTGATTACCAAAATCAAACTCCCGAAACTGGGTTTATCGCTGAGGAAGTCGCTGATGTGGCTCCCGATTGGGTTTCATACGATTCATCTGATTTACCGCAAACGTGGCGGCATCAGTCAGTTGTTTCTGCGCTCGTGGCTGTAGTCCAAGACCTTGAAAATCGTGTGGGAGCGCTTGAATGAGTACAGGAACAACGTATGTAAATGACGTTGGAAGAGGGCAGAACCTTATTTCCTATGCTGACGGTTTCCGTTATCAGGGACAATGGTCGTCTGGTACCTCTTATTCCATTGGGGATGTCGTCGAGTACAGCGGAGGCTCGTATGTAGCGAGAACCGCGCACTCGGGGCAAACCCCATATTCGGGTAGCGGTTATTGGCAGGTTGTTTCGACTCCTGGTACGGCTGGCGGTCCTGGCCCTGCTGGTGCTGCGGGACCGCAAGGTCCGCAAGGTATTGCTGGTCCACCAGGTGCAACTGTTTTGAACGGTGCTGGTGATCCGCAAGGGATCACTGGTGTTGACGGTGACTTCTATTTGAATGTTCTCAATAACTATTTCTTTGGACCTAAAGCGAATGGTGCTTGGCCTCCTGGGTTCAGTCTTATTGGGCCGCAAGGCAGCACTGGCCCGACTGGGCCGATTGGCCCAACGGGGCCGCTTGGTCCTCCTGGTGGTCCTCCTGGGCCCGTGGGTCCGTTGGGACCCGTAGGTCCGACGGGTGCTGCGGGACAGGCCAGCGGTTTAGTGAACGGTGGAACTGCTGACAGCAACAGCAACGGAGATTACGGCGGCGTCACACCGATTGACGCAGGAGGAGTGACCTGATGCCTATTCAGATTCAGTTCAGGAGAGGAACTTACTCCCAGTGGGTGGCAGCTGACCCTGTTTTAGCGGCAGGAGAGTTGGCTATTCAGACTGATGCGGGTGGCGGTGAGCAAGCCATGACTTTGAAGATTGGTGATGGTGCTACGGCTTGGAGTTCTTTGCCATATGGCGGTTTACGTGGACCTGTTGGTCCAACGGGGCCACACGGCACTTCTGTCAACAACCTAGATGGTGGGGAAGCGGCAACTAATTATGGAGGCATCGGAGCTACGGCTACTGGTGGAAACGCACAAGGAATATAAATGGCTGTACAGATACAACTTCGACGAGATACCAGCACCAACTGGACTACCGCTAACCCTGTTTTGGCTTTGGGGGAACTAGGGCTCGAAACTGATGGTTACTTGTACAAGATCGGTGACGGCGCTACTGCGTGGCAATCTTTGGGTTACGCACAGCTAGCTGGTACCGACAAGTTCACGATTAACGAGCAGACAGGTACCGCTTATACGTTGGTCGCTGCTGATGCTGGCAAGCTCATCAAGGCGAACAATGCTGCGGTGAACACCATAACGGTGCCGCCGTCTTCGAGCGTGAACTTTGACATTGGAACAACGATCAACGTTGTCCAATATGGTGCAGGTCAAACACAATTTGTTCAGGGTTCTGGTGTAACGATTTATTCGTACAACGCTGCGCTGAACATTACGGGCCAGTACGGTCAAGCTGTTTTAACAAAGTGCGACACTGACCTTTGGGTCTTGGCGGGGCTTCTGAGCTAATGGCTGGTGTAACGACTGCGGCGAGAATGGCTTTCGGGGCTGTTACTTCTTCGGAAGCTATGAACCCTCAGAAGGATTGGTCCCATTTTGTTTCTCTTGAAGCAACTAGTTACCAAGGGGTTTACAACCTTCCGCAGACTCACAAGCATTTGCGTATCTTTGCTCATAACTCTCAGCAGTCAAACTGGTATGGGACGGGTTATTTTAACTTCAACTCGGGCAGTGGCAGCGGTAGTACACCCTCGAATACCGCTGGTTCTTATTCATATTTTAATGATGGATGGTCCCAAGGAGATAGCGCGAACTATACGACTAATAGCAGCACGACTATTTATGACGGCACTGGTTTCTCAAATTATGGGCACCTCATAACGATAGATATTTACAACTATGCATCTTCGACGGTGATTAAAGCCTGGAGGTATCAATCAACTAGCTCGAATGCCAACCAAACTTCTTACCCATCGTCTGGTGCAGGCGGCGGCTATTTACAAGCTGGTCAACCAATCACGAATTTCAATATGTACACAAACTACGGCAACGGGAATTCTGGTTATAACCGTATTTCGGTGTACGGATGGGGCGGATTAGTCTAATGAGCAACAATCATTGTTACATCCTCGGTCAATACACTGTTCCAGCAACGGACAGTGTAAGCAGCTTTACTTTTGACTCTATCCCTACGGGATATGACGTGATCGAAATTGTTGTCGCAGGTAGCTTCACTAAAGACGACGCAGGCAGCGGTCAAGTCCAATACATGAGGTGCTCAATTCAAGACACTCACGTCCCGAGTTCTACTGGCTATACCGCTGATGTATCCCGAATGTATATGAGTGCCTACGGTTCTTGGTATGGCAACAACAAATACGGTTATGGGTGGCGAGGAAGCAGTAGTAGCCCTATCTATTACGGTTACATCCCATTAAGTCCCGACAACAACATCGACGACACTTACGACAAGGCTTTTGGGGTCAGGATGCAGTTGATGGGGCCAAATAGCCAGTGCCCTAAACAAGTGTTTTTTACAGGAACAATGGCCGATAACTACACAGGTTCTAACACTCGTTTCTTTAGCGGAGCGTTCGGGTTAGATATTCAAAGAAATGCGACTGTACGTGACTGGGGCAAAGGCCCGTGGCGAAGCATGAATATGAGCTTGGTCTATTACGGGACATATAACAACACGACTTCTCCGACGTACACCGAAGGAACCGAGTTCACGATGCTCGGATACAAAGGCACAGGAGATGGTTGGTAATGGGTGTTAAAACTCCCCTCAGGCATATCGGCACCATAAAGGTTACGAATGTTACTTCGACGGTTACCTTTTCCAACGTCAATTCTGCCGCATCGGGTTACAACATCGATCTCAGTCCGAGTGGGACTAACGCTTCGGATACCAATTACTCAGGCACTTGGCGTCTGAATTTTCGGATCTATTTCAGGGCGTTAGGTAACGGCAACGGGAATAGCAACTATTACGGCTCATATCCGTACATTTATGCTGACAATCAGAGTTACAACTGGGATCGCAGTGGCTTCTACTACCAAGCTACTTCGGCAAGCACGAACACAACGATTAATGGTTGGAACTCCAGCCCTAGTTACACCTATTCGGGAGGCAATTTCGGTAGCCCAGATCTGGGAGCAATAGGATCTAGTTATTGGTTGTATAACTACTCGACTCAAAATGTTTCGATGTCTTTAGCGGAAAGTGATTCTCAGTGGGATCACGGCTACATCGACTACAACTTTGGATATCAAACTATGGGTTGCATGAACGCTCATAGTTTCTCTATACGCCCAAGCAACTACGACACTGCAAGCAACGCTCCTCTCGCTATCAACGACAACACCTCATTAGGTGCTGGAATGAACGCTTCTACTAATGGGCCATACAACATTCATCTTTATAACGGAACTAACTGGGCGGCTGGTTCAACGTTTGTTTGTTATGCGTGGGACTCGAAAGATATTAATGAATAAAGGAAATAGCTATGTCTGAAGAAGAAAGACCTTTAGTAGTTGAATTTGATTGTGCGACTCAAATTCAAACTGAGCGTCTAATGACTGACGAAGAGTTTGAAGAACACAAGGCTCGTGTTGCCCAAGCTCAACAAGATATAGATGCTGAACATGCTGTGAGGGTTGCGGAACGAGAGAAAGCGCTTTCTGGTCGCCAGAAGCTAGCTGATCTCGGGTTAGATGAAGCAGAGATTGATGCTTTGGTTGGTGCTGCACCCGCAGAGGTGCAACCAGTTCCAGAACCGACAGCATGAGCGCTGACGTAGGTATCGAAGAAGTGTTGGCTTCTTTGAGTGAGCGTGGAAAGTTGGAATGGGAAATCGCTTTGATGCGAGTACATATCGCTCAACTTGAAGCGCAATCTTGTACTTGTGACTGTTGTTGTGGGACAGCAGACGAAGAATAGGTAGACGGACGGTGGGTTATGGCTCTCAACTATTGGACTGCTCGCCCGAATAGCGAGGCGAACATAGCGGCTTCAACATTTGGTGCGTTAGCGGGAGCTAATGCGCCAGGAAGTTCTTATTTCGGTGGCATGGTTGGGAAACCTGCCGCCAATTATGGTCGTGCGCTTGCTGCGCAAGAGTACGGTCAGTCTGGTTTGCGACGGCAGTCAAAGATCGGGAAAATGGATTTGCAGCGTGCGTTTGATAAACGCATGGAAGCTATGCCTCAGACGTTTAATCGTCGAGGCATGATTGATTCTGGAACGTTTAAGCGTGACACGGGTCGAGCGTATGGCGATCAGCTTCGCAACCTTGGTCGGTTAGAGCTTGCGTTGCAGGATGCGTTGGCTGGTTCGGAGTTCAATATTCAGGGTGCTGGTCGAACGATGGATCAGTCGGTTTTTGATGGTTTGTTGTCTGCCGCGGAGAGGCGTGCTCAGTTGGCTTCTCAGATTAAGGCGGCAAGCTAATGGCTGACCCGTACGCAACAGGTAAAGATCTTTCGGACCCTACGACTTTCAAAGGCGGATCTAATCCGTTAAGCCCAATTATTGGTTTTCTTGCTGATGAAATGTTCAAGTACGAACATCAGAAGCAGAGTCCTCGCCCACCTTTAATGGGTGGCCCAAATCCTGCTGGTGCTGCTGCGCGAGGAACGGCTTCTTTGAATCCTGCTGCTTTGGCTGCGTTACAAGGAACTCCTGCTCCGATTCCTGCTGCAAGGACGCCACGGTCGTTAGGCCCAGATTTGGGTGCCTTAGAATTTGCTCCGAACACGGAACGAGATTGGGCGAATCAGGCGTCGCTTACTGCTGCTGATTTTGCTGAAGCGATAAGAGATGCTTCTAATGCAGCGTACGAAGAACATGGTGGAAGTTTCCCTGGAGGGAAAACTGGAAGCAGCAACGACAATGATGGCCCTAGTGGTCCTAGTGGTCCTAGCGGCCCTAGCGGTCCTTCTAGTGAGGACAACTTCTGGAGCGATTTCTTAGCTTCACGCACCGAACGCATGGACGCTGACCTGCTTGCTGCTTTAACTCAGCTAGGCGTTCTCGAAGATCGCCGTCGTACTCGCCAAGATGAAGACTTAGCGGCTTTGAACGAAATGATTCTTGACCGCAATAGAGCAGCTACTGGAACGAACTACGACTTCTCCCAAGATTTAAGAGGACAGGGCATAGATCCTTCCGATTTCTTGCAAGGCCCGAATCGAGAGATTCTTGGGTTGCTAGCTGATTCAGGTAACGCTGCTAACAGGTTCACGAATCGCATGTTTGGGATCGATGATTGGGCGTCAACAGATCGTGAAATGGCTCTTCGTTCAAACGCTGTTGAAAACTTACGCGAGCTGCAAGACAACGTTCTCTTTGGTGAGCGAGCAGAACAGAAAGCCGCTGAAGCGGCTCAGGCTTCGGCGGCAGCTAAGTCGCTGGCACATCAGCGTGCTTTAGAAAAGATTATGTTGGCGGCTCAACAAGATCGATTGTCTGATGCGTACTCGTCACAAATGGATCAGGTGATGACTCAACTTGCGAACGAAGCGTTTGCTCGCAACATGGGGCTCGAAGGTCTTGGTGATTTCGGATCGATGACTTCCAATATGTGGGACGACTATCTACGTCACACCATGTTGACTCCGAAAGATCAATACGACATTGACTTGAAGAACGAACGTCTTGATTTAGATACCCGCAAGTGGCTCTCAGGCATGGGACTTGAATCTCAGATTGGGCAGATGAAAGAAGCTGGTATCGATATCGCTGATCTTGTCGATTACATGGTGGCTCGGGGTATCACGGTTGATCCGTCGCTCGGTGCTGAAGGATTCCTGTCGGACGCACGAGGTTAAATTGTGGCGACCTCGGATGAGTTACTGAGGGCGTTAGGTCAAACTCCCGCCAATCAACAGGTAGGGAAGCCTACGAGTCGAGACAAGTTGGAGAGCGCTATTAACGCGCCTGCTCCTAGTTCTGATTTCAGTGAACGATTGGCTCGTATTCAAGCGGAGCTTGAATCGAGCAACCTATCCACGATTGATTGGACACCACCTGAGGGTGGCTGGAACCGTGTCATGGCTCGTGACGACGATTCAGGTGCGATAGGTAAGTTGTTTAAGACGTTGGCTAGACCTATTGCGTTTACTGCTTCAACAGCGATGGAAACTGCTGATCTGGTTACTGGTGAAGGCGCAAGTCTTCGTGAGTGGTGGGATCAGTTTGCGGGTGCTGACCCTATTCATTGGGGTGATGTTCGACGCAAACACGAAGATATTTACAAGTACATGATCCCGTTTACGTTCGGGTTGTCTGCGTTACCTGCTGCGTTTGAATCGTTGGCGGATGTAACTGGGCAAGATTGGCTTGATAGTGCAGCCGACTTTTCTGCGAACTTGATCTTTGATCCGTTGAACTTGGCTGGTGGTATCGGCAAACTTGCGTCGCTTAGAGGAGCGAAGCAAGTTGCTGCGAACATGTCGAGGGTCGCTAATGCCCGTAACACGGGCTATTTAGTTGACGGTATCCAGTACACCGATGATGTGATTGACGCTGCGAAGGTTGCTAGCGACGCAATGGTTAATGGCCGTTCGTTGTCTGCTGGTATTCGTGAGCTTCGTAAACTTGGTCCTGCTGGACAGAAATTGCTTGACGATTTTGGTTTGGATGCTGGGTTGCGGATTCGTCTTCCTGGCGGTGGCACGTTTGGTCGGATGGCTCGTTTTGATCGGATTCCTGGTGTTGCTCATGTTGTGAACAAGGCGAGAGCTTCAAACGTCAAGCTCATTGATAGAGCGGCTGCTGGTTTAACAATGAGTGCCGATGACACGACAAGGCTTGCTCAACGCATCAGAGAAGTTCGAGCGGCTGGCGGCAAGATCGCAGTCGAGGAAGGCGACAAGTTAGGTCAGCTTGCTGTAGCTGCTTCTAAAACTCCCGTCGAGGTGTTGTTGCCGAAAGGTTTACGAGCCACAGCGTTGACGTTGAACGTAATGGACGCCCCTATTAGGGGTTGGACAAAGTTCATGCGTTCACCAGGTGCAGCAGCAAATGTGGTGAGAAATTCGCTGATTGGGTCAACGTTTAATCCTGCGCAACACATGGACCCTTTCTTAACGCATCCTGATCCTGCTGTTTCTGCTGCGTTCCACAGGATTCACACTGACACTCGGGGTCCAACTTGGATTTCGAGAATGTTCCAAGAGGACATTGCTAATAACACTCGGGATGCAGTGAACAGGGCTTTGTTGCACAAGATTTCGATGGAAGATTTGCATGAGCTTGCAAGTTTCCAAAACCTTGAAGACGTTCTTGTTGATGGTGTGTTGCATCCCAACATGCCTGAATCGCTGAAGGCTTTAAGTGATGAAGAGTTAGTGATTTTGCATCAGAAAGCGACTGCTACCGCTAACGCTTCGATGTCAACACAACTTCCTCATAGGTCTGGTTCGTTCGCTGATGGCGTTAATGATGTTCTGGATACCGAAGGGGGTTACGTTCCAAGAAACGTAACCGCTGAAGGAAGAGAACTGCTGGGGTTTGATGACGGTATTCCGCTTGTTGACGAGTGGAGACAGTTAGCGCCTGAGGGTCGTCGTAGCGCAGCGAACTTGATGGATCGGAAGATCAGAGTTGGGCAACCTGTCGATGTGACGGTCCCGCAGGGCTACAAAGTTCCAGAGGGTGTTACTCGTCGGGTTGGTTTAGATCGTCAACAAGGCAGAGTCAGGCTGCGTTTAGTTGACGAAGTTCAAGACCCAAGAGTTGTTGGTAAATCAGTTGCTCGACAACTAAATGAAGCAGCAGAAGAGTTGGGTCTGCCTCAGATTTATGACGCTAACTATGGTGAAGCATGGATTAGGTATGGCAACACTGTTGGCACTGACTTCCGTATGCGCCTCATTGAGAATGTGTTTGCAAGGTATGGGGTGCTGGTCGATTTAGAAGACTTGGGGTTACACAATTCTTTAGAAACTCTGTTCGCTCAAACTGACAAGGCTTCAAGACTCGTAACGTCTATTAACAAAGCTAGAGCTAACGCTTCGAAGTTGCGGCAAGGAGCGATTGACGCTGGTGTGGCTCGACGTAAGGCGTATCAGTCTGCGTCGAGGACCAAGATCTTAGGTACGACTCGACCTACCAATGTTGGTAGCGACGAGATTCTGCAAGACGCACTCAAATTTGAGGATGCGTTTGATGTCACAAACAGTCATCTGGTTGAGGCATCCATTATTGCTAACGAAATAGATGTTGTGGTTGCTCGACTTGATGAGCTTGCACGCACTCGACCCAGGAACGGGTCGATTCGCAGCAAAGAATACGAAGACACTGTGCAGCGGTTAATGGAGCTAACAGCTCGCGCTGAACAAATTCGACTTCAGCAGGAAGCCACTGATGGTGTTGTGGACATTCTGAAAAGAATGATCGACATTGAAGAAACTGGGTTGCCAGCAGGTGAGCCACCTGAAGCTCGTGTTCTTGCTAGCGCTTTCAGAGGTGGCCGTGACAAAGGTCAACCTGTCGCTATGTATGACGAAGTTCGGGATGAGCTTGCGGATGTACTCGACTTTATTGAAAGCGATGTCATTCCTGGTATCGAGCGAATTGTTGCTCGGTATGCAAACGAGTCACCTGAGATTAAACAGTTGCAGGAACTCGTGAAAGCTGCTCGGGGTACGTTGCGTGGTTCGAAGTCCACGTTGAATACGAATCGGGCTGCGTCGAAACGTATCGAAGAGTTCGATAAGACAATTAAGAAATTTAAGGAAGCTGACGAAGCTGTTGGTGGTCACGAGCAGCGAGTACAGACTGCTAATCCTTCTGAGCCTGCTCAACAGTTACAAGAGGTTGCTGAGTCTTTGGAACGGCAAACTCGTTGGGTTGAGCAACAGTATGCGGCGTTAGCTGCTGACGAGGATTTGGTTCGCGCTGGGCAGGTGCTTCCCGAAGAAGCACTGCCAGGTGTTCGTGAGGGGGCAAGAGTTGTTCCTCGTGAGGGTGACCGTATTGGGTTAGAAGGACCAGATGTTGTTCTGACTGAAGAAGAGGCTTTGCGGAGAGTTAAAACGGTTTTGGGTGAGCAGCGTTCGGTTGCGTTGCAGAACTTTGCTGAAGCGAACGCTCAGTCGCAAAGACTGTTTAACGATTTGCAGGAGCGGGTCGCTCGGTTTGATAGAGCGATAGCTGCTGGTGATCGTGCGGATGCGATCTATCAGCGGAACATAATTAGGGCTGGTCACGCTGAAGATGCTGCAAACAAAATGGAATTTGAGCAGCTTCAACCGATCTATGAAGAGTTCGAACGTTTGCTGCGGATGGCTACCGTTCGGTTGAGTCGGGCTCAAAGTCTTCGAGGGCAAGAAGGCTTAGGTGACGCTGCTGGTCTTGACCGCATTGTCGAACAGCTGGATGAACTGATTGAACGGTTCCGAGTACATGAGGCTCAACCTATGAGTCTTTCTAAAGAGAATCTGGACACAGCAAAACAGATCCTTGCGGAAGACATGCAGCATTGGGGGCCGTGGACCGTTTTGGGTAATGAGCAAACCACTGCTGTTGAAGTAGTCAAACTCCTTGATGGTTACGGCAAAGCAATGGACACCGTAGCGTTGAAGGGTTTCGGAAAGAAGTACAACCGTTTACATAATCTCATTAAGTCTCATCAGTTGACCTCGTTTGGTTTCGTTTCAAGAAACGTGATGGGTGCGATGATGGCGATGTGGTTGGAGGGTGTGCCTCCAACCATGCTGTTCCGCACTAGAAGTTTGATGAACAAAGCAGCGAAGATCGGTGAGGGTGATCTGGTTCGAGGGATTGACACCATTCTTGCTGACCCTGCAAGCAAATTGGCTCAGAACAAAGAGTTCGGATATATGAAGACTCTCATCGAGATGGGTGTTCTTCGCTCTGGTCAAGGTGCAACGTCGCTCGATACGAAAGTTGCGGTAAGTCTGAACCGAACTGCACGAATTTTGAAGAACCGTAATCCTCGGTCAGCACGTAAAGGGGAATACAGTCGAGTTGAGTTTGCGCCTTGGCGGTCTGACAACATTTTGTCGAAGAACATTCAGACGTTGAACAACAACTGGGAAGACGCAATCAGGTTGTCTACTGGAATGCATTTCATGTCAATGGGTGCTGACGCAGGCACAGCGTTGAATGCGATAGCTCGAAGCCAGTTCGATTATGGGGAACTCACCAGAAACGAACGGGCCGTCAAAATGGTTATCCCGTTCTACACATGGACAAGGAAGAACATTCCGTATCAGTTCAGTCAGCTTTGGCGACAGCCAGGAAAATACAATTCGCTGTACTCGGCCAAACGAGTTCTTGAAGACAGATCCGAAGAAGAGAACTGGGTGCCTTCATATTTCATGGCTCCGTTCGGAGTGAGATTGCCGTTCGCTCCTGGGGGAAACAAAATGTATTTTGTTCCCGATCTTCCGTTCGTTGACTTGTTTAAGTTCCGCAGCGACGACGGCAACTTTGGTGTTGATCTTGGTCGTCAAGTGTTGACGGAAACGACACCGATCTTGAAAGCTCCGTTGGAGTTGATTTCGGGTAAGCAGTTCTTTAAGGGTCTTCCGATTTCTGACAAGTACGAGAAGGTGCCGTACAACTGGGCAAACATTCCTGGGTTGAGCCAAGCGTTGACTTCGTTTGGTTTGTTGAAGAACGGGAAGATGCGCAGACATAACCAGTATGTGATTGAGCAGTTCGTTCCGTTCTACAGCAGGTTCATTCGTATGGCTGGGGACGATAAACGGCATGAGGGTTACCGTCAGCTTCAGAACAACTTGTCGTTCTGGCTTGGTTTGCCGTTGAAGTTCAACACGACGGATATGCAGCGGTCTGCGATTATGCAGTATCAGCGTGAACTGGCTGCGGAGCGTCGGGACTTTAGGGATTTACGAAATCCGAATCGGTAAAAAAGAAAGAACCCCCCAGCCGTAGCTGAGGGGTTCACTCCTCGACTAGTTAGTAAACCTGTACCTCGTCATTAGGCTGGAGGCGTTCCCACCCCACCCTGTACTCTAAAGCCTCTCGCTGTCTGGGATTTTTGAAGTTGCGTAGAAAATCAGTTCCTTCAACAAAAGTAAATTTGATGCTGTCGATGCTTTCCCATTCAACTTTTTCGACTACTCCGCCAATGTGACCCTTCTGATGTTTGAAACCCGCTCCAGGGTTGAAGAGGTCCATAGTCGTTCTGACAATTTGATACCTGCGGAACTTGTCCCCAGGTTTCAGGTGTCTAGCTAGTTTCGTTTCCATTGTTTTCTCCTAATTTGATTTGTTTTTCCCTGACACCAAAAACGTCAATTCGTGATGTCGCAAAACATATTAACATACTTGTCAAGTCACTCTTTTTGGGACACCCCCCGATAATGGGTAGTGAAGATCGTTTACAGGTCCGATTGGGGCGCGCAGCCACCTAGAGGCAAATTTCGTGCATTGAACCC